TTAAAACTCTTTCACCACCGAATACATCACCCCCGCCGTGCCCAGGAAGTTCAGCTGTGCGGCCCAGCCGGAGTCAAACCGCCAGCCCACGGCCGGCACGATGGCGGGCGAAAAACCCTTGTAGTTCAAAGGCACCTTGTTCTCGTACGGAGGCTTGTAGCCGTACAGAATGCCCGCGGACACCTTCAGGTAGACCTTGGGCAGGCTTTCGAATACGCCGTAAAAACTCTGGCCCGCGTACACGTAGGTGCTGTCCTGGCCAAACGAATTGCTGAACAAGGCCATGCCGTAAAAGCTGTTGTCGCTGGCCTCGCGCTCCAGCCCCACCAGATGCACCGGCCGGTGCTCGGGGTTGTAGCTGTAGTGCGAGGTGTGCGGGCTCAGCTCGATGCGCCACCGGTAACTGGGCGCCAGCGGCGCATCGCCGGGCGTCGCCGACTGGGCCGAGGCAGCGCATACAAACCCCAGCAAGGCACACGCCGCCAACCGCTGGGGCAATACAAAAACATCCATGGAATACCCCGCAAAAATGGCTTGGAAAAATGAAGGCCGACCCGCTTGCAAAGAAGCGTAGACCTTTAACCTGGCTGGCGAGGATTGTATTGCTATTTTTTTAATAGCTTATCGCGCAGGTAGGACCTGCGCTACAGGCATTATTTGTGTATTTTTGTAAATCCAGCCCAGCACGGGCGCTAGGCTAGAATCCGTCCACTCCGCCGCCGCCTGATGGCGAACACGGAGTTCCGCTAGGGGTGTTGCGCTGTAGAGGCCGCGACTGAGAAAGTCCCTTTGAACCTCATCCAGAGGATTTAAACGACGACAGATACGGTCCGAGCACCGGAGGAAACACAGGGCCAGCGGCCCTTTTTTTACGCCTTGCCATCGCCCGATAGATAGATTTGGCGGTAGTGCCGTACTTAGCAGCCAACGCATTCCAGGTGCAACCGCCAGCAGCATATTCAGCCACGATCACATCTAACTGCTCCTCTGTGATCACCAGCGGCTTACCTCCCCACGTAATACCCCGTTCCCTTGCAGCGACCTGCCCCGCTATGGCGCGCTCTCGGATCATTGACCGCTCCAACTGCGCGACGGCACCGAGTATCTGGACCATGAACATACCCAGTGGGCCGGACGTGTCTAAAGGCTCAGTCAAAGACCGTATAGACGCCCCTAACCCGGTGATTCGCTCCAAGATCAAGAGCAGGTCCTTCAAACTCCGCGCTATACGATCCATCTTGTAAACCACCAGCACATCCCCCGGCACAAGCTCAACCAGCGCCCTCTGCAACTCTGGCCGTTTACCAACAGAACTTGCCTTTTCTTGGTAGATCAGCTCAACCCCGATTTTTCGCATTGCATCCAACTGCAGATGCGTCTCTTGATCCTTTGACGACACCCGCGCATAACCTATAAGCATTTACCGTTTCCCAAACAACCCCACGACACGCCAGTTACGGTTAAGGAGGGCAAACCTAACCAAGCTCTGCAGTAGCTCATTTCTGCTGCAATCGAGGTCAAAGCTTATTTCCTCAAGCGTTTTAGCAATATCGCAAGGTAATGTCATATCAATACGCACATTACGCGATCTATATGCAGCAACACGCGCAGCATCGGAGGAATGCTTGCGTGGCCGCCCTTTGTCAGGTTTTTTCGTAGTCAACTCACTATCTGAAACGCCCGCGGCCGCGGATTTTTCAGGCGCGGTAACGAAATTAAATAGATCACGCTGCGTAGGCATAGTCACCCCCACCCGTATAAATCAGCTGAGGCTCAGTTACAAGCCAATATCGCCTTTCCTTAAACACGTTTTCGCTGATCCGATGCGAAACGATCACATCGCCATCGGCACAGGTAAAAACGGCATCCATCATTTCGCCGAAGCTAAGCCCGTAGTACGTCTGAGCGACTGAATCAGGAGGCGTAAGGCCGTTGGATCGGCTGTAGCGATTGGACTCCTTGGGCGCGTCGTGGAAGTCCTTTAGGATGTATTTCGACACGTATGCAGCCAGCTTTGCAAGGCTGAGGTTGCGGCGATAACCGCCGTTTTTGGTTTTGCCACCGACGAAGCACAAGCCATTGTCAGCGCCAACGATAGAGCGCCAAATCTCAGTGCCGAGTTTCCAGGCCTTGATCTTTTCACCCTTGCGAACACCATGAGCGGGCAGCTTATGGCAGGCGACGTGCACATGCATCGCCCCCCGTTCCTGTTTCTCAAAGCTGGCGCAATAGATGAAATCGCCACCCAAGGCAACTTTCATGCGACGCACCCATTCCTTGAAATGCTTTTTACACAGTTCACGATCCTCTTGATTCTCCCGATAGGTGATGGTCAGCAGCTCGTTTAAGCCCTGCGCTTTGATGATCCAACGGCACCTTGTCTTAGCACGCTGGGCAGACTTTTCGCGGGCACGCTCTTGACGCTCTAAGCGCTCTTTTTCGAATTTTTCTTCAATAAGAGACAGGTTCGTGCCGGGCCAGTTTTCCTGATAGTCCTCAAGAAGCCACTTAGGCTTTTCCTCAGATTCTGTCCACTCAACAGCATTGGCAAAGGACACCTCACGATGACCATTGGCCTCACGTGTCCGCACCACCCAGGCATCAGGAATAACGACACCCTCATAAACCACCCGTTCCCCGTCAGGGAGTCTTACAATTCTCTGCATTGCACAACCTCTTTTTGTGTAATCACGGCCCGGGCGTCCTGCAAGATGCGTCGGGCCTTTTTTCGTCTATCGAATACCGAATACCACTTTCAAACCAACTACCAAAACCGGCACTTAGCAGTGCTGTGTTCTAAAGTGAACTATTAATAAATTAGCGGCGCTTCGCGCCGCCCGCGCTTCGCCTGCGGGCTGGCTGCGAATGCGCCCGCCACCTGCATTACGCCGCCCACTCCCGGAGCACCACCGCCCTAGCGGCGATGGAATGGCGGGCAGGGGGTGACGAACAGATCCACCATGGGGCGCTATGCCCCCATACCCCCATCCCCACGCCTGCGGCTCACGCGGCACTATTCGTGCGCTTGGGGCCCCTGCTGGCTTTTCAGTAGACGAGCTCACGGCAGCATCGCGACCGACGACGCGGCAGGAGCAGGAGCAGGGACAGGGGCGGCAGGCGCTGGAGTAGGCAGCACAGGCCGCAATGGGGGCGCCAGGACGCGCGTTTGCTTGGGGAGGGTCAACGGGTCATGCGGAGCCGCAGCGACCGCCACGGGGCTTTCCTGCAGCGGCCTACCTGCGTTGGCATCCTTCAAGGCAGCTTGCCAATCGTTGAAGAAGCCGCCCTTGACGAGCTGGGCGCACAGATCCAGCGGCACATCCAGCTTAGTAGCCTGCTGGCTGAAGCACTCGCAGCGGGTTTTCGACTGGATGCAAGCCGCTGGATACGGGACGTTGACCGGCTTTGTCATTTCGTCATAGCGCGGCGCTGTGTACGCCAACCCTTGCAGCCGCGGCTGGTAGCTGCTGACGTATTCGGCCGTTGTCAGAACCCGTTTTTCTGACCCAGGCGGACGGTCTGGGCCACCCGTGCGGACTTGACCAAGCAGAGGCTGTGCTACAGGGACCGGCCCTTTCGGTGCCACAGTTTTTTGCAGCATGGTCCAGGCGTAATAGCCGAGCAGCGGCACCAGTACCACGCAGGCCACCAGCAGCTTGACCTGAAACGGAATCCTGACCTTGGCGGTATCCAGGCTGGTGGATACGTACCAGTCGTACACCTCCTTTGGATACTTCACCATCGTGACTTGCCCAGAGGCACCAGAACCCGCCTTTTGCGGCGCATCGTTGACAGCGGCCCACTGGATGACGGACACCAAGGGCGCACCGGACGCACGTTTCAAATGCTGGTGCCAACCAGGCGAACCGATCAGACGCCGCACGAACGGGTCCATATTCATGGGGTGCTGCGTCAACAGAAAAAAGTCGAAACCGCGAACACGATGTTCTGCTAGCTGGCTCACATAGCGCGGGACCTCTTTGCCGGACCGGATAGGAAAATCGTTATGGCACTCATCGAACAGGAAAATTGCACCGTCCGGCACAGACTCCCAATCCTTCGCATCGATCTTGATCCAGCCAAAATCAGCGACCATATTGAACCGACCGTTGTAGTAAACGGGGCGGGATTCGGCTAAGGATTTTTCGCGCACATCGCGCAGGGTCAACAGGGTTTTGCCCGCACCGTTGGCCCCAGTGCGTAAATACAGCATTACCGTTTCACCCAGTGCTTGACGGTATCGCTGTTCATGCCGTTAAACGCCAACCGCATCAGGATGGCAGAAAACACCATGTTCACGCAGGAGCCCACACGCATCAATGACAGCATGGCGACCACATCGGGTGGCAAAGCCAGGAAGGCCGACACGGCCCCATCTTTCAACCAACCAATAGTGGCTTGCATGCCGGTATACGTCACCACACCCACAGCCAAAGCGGTCAACGCCTTGGCTACCAAAGAGCCCACTATTTGGTAGAACGCGCCCGCAATTAATCCTGCTAACCATGGCATATATCACCCCCTTGTCACGATACGGATGCACAGCAAAAAAGTGACCGCCTGCAGCACGATGCCGAGCCGCGACAGCCACACATTCACCATCGAAAAGGGCAGCGATACCGTATGCCCCATGAGCGACAAATTCATATCCTGCATGCCTGATGCAGCACCTAAAAACTCTGTCTGATCAAACGAGCCAGACGAGAAATTTACAGTGGAATTTCCAGGTAGATCAGCCGTCTTGTCACCGTCCGCATTCGCCACCGCAGCAGCGTAAGCAGCCGATTCCGCACTGTCGGGAGGCTTCGCCAGGGAGCAGGCCGCTTGAAAAACATAGGTGGCTTGGGCGCACTGGACTGCATCGCCGGTACAGGCTGGCGCCGACCCACAAGCACCGGCAAAGGTCCCCTCTACTTCAGGCTTACATTGCGCCGAGCCCGGGTTTTCGGCGCAGTAGCTGGCCTGCGGAACGGTGGTAGTGGTGGTTTCGCCTGCTGACCCACCGCCGCCACCGCCACTGCCGCCCGTGGTTGTCGTAGTCGTGGTAGTCGTGGTGCACGTCGCACCGTCACAAGTGGTTGTAGACGTCTTGGTCCCCGTGCCATCCGTGGTAGTCGTGCCATCGGGATTGGTGGTTGTTTCCGTTGTCGTCGTGCCACCGCCAGTGCTGGTTGTAGTGCCCGCAGTAACGCAAACAGACACACCGTTTACCTCCCCCGGCACCTGCCCCTTTTTGCATGTGGATGGCGTGGAGGTGGTAGTGCCTGTGCCCGTCCCGGTGCAAGTCGTGCCGTCAGAAGTGAAAGGCCCATACACACACGATTGCGTACCTGTGCCAGTGCCGCCACCTGTACCGCCCAGGCTACCCCGTATTACAAAGCCGGCGTAACAGGTGGTCAGGGCAGGCGTGCCGGTGTAGCAGAGAGGCGCGCCGATCAGGTTTAACGAGTCAGCAATGGTTTTAGCTTGCTTCGCTGCACTCTCTGTTTCCGTGAGCGGACCGGTGCAAGTCTCCCAAGCCGTTGTGTTTTCGTATTTGGGTGAACCGAAATAAGACGGACCTATGTACGAGGTGTACAGCGCAAGCTGCTTAAAACCATTCGACACCCTGTCTTTGATCAGGTAATTGTGTGAACCCGGAGCAGCACAGTTAGAAGCGGGATAGCCTAACGAAAGACAGTAAGTCGTGTCCCGTTCCCCATCAGCCACGTCCTTTTCGCCTGCGATTTTGAGCGTTGCCTTTAAGTCGGCACAGGTGGGAACGGCTGCATTGGCCGATGCCGTAAATCCGAGCAGTAGGGCAAGGATGAAAGAGGCGGCTAGGCGGTAAAAATTAGCCATGCCGCCCCCAGGATTGCGATGATTACAAAAATGCCCATGTGCCGTACCTCTGTTGACACTGAGCCCTAGGCGTCCCCAGGGCACAGCAGCAACAGCCGATCAGGACATTGCGGCACGGACCCACTTGAAGGCCTTCACAGCGACCTGCAGACCGAGCACAGCGCCACCGACGGCAACGATGGCAACCACCGCAGCAGCAATGGACAACAGCACATCGGTGGTATCGATGGTGGTTGCAGCAGCATTTGCGCTCAGCACGGTGCCCATGGCCAGGGCAGCAGCAACAGCGGCTTTGTCAACGCCAGACATGGCCTTAGCGCCGTACTTGCGAGCTTGGGTAACGAGTTTCATTTTTTGCCTTTCAAGACATAAGAGGTGCCGGGATTGACACCCGATAAACCGAGTAGCTGCGGTTTGCCGTGTGGATCACTCACCATGGGAATCAGGGGCCTTGTCGCCTACGGACAGTGCGCGGATGACGACGCGGAACACGTAGCCTGCAGCCCAGCAGCCGAGGATGGCTGCAGCTATCTCCGCACCCTGCGCGGCAGTCAACTGCAGGGGCGGAATGGCAAACTCGTTTTGCGTAGCGGCGTCGCAGACATGGACCACCGTCGCAACAGACATTTGCCCAAACTGGCTTTGGTCAACAGTGCAGGTATCGCCAGACAGGGACCAGGGGAATACCGGCTTGGGGTCGCCCCACTGTTCAGAGGTGGCAGCGGCATAGGCAGCGCATGCACCTTCAGCCGTAGCACCGGGTACGTTCCCAACTGAATACGGCGCTTGCCAGCTCTGACAGGTGGACATGGCTTACAGCGGTACGGGGTTTTGCTTAGCAGAAGCCAGAGGCGCACCCTTGACCGGGTAAGGCGTCAGCGCGGTCAGCACTGCGCCAATGCGGCGATCACGCATCCCCGCCTGCAGAGCAAATGCACCGATGTACGTTCCACGCTTGGGAGCGTTGTCGCCCATCAAGGTTTTAGGCAGTGGGAGAACACCCACTTGCTGCTCTTCGCCGTTGTCGTCCAACAGGATGCATTCGGCATCTTGCATTTCCCAGGGGCGACCGTCTTTCACGCCATTGCGTTTTTCGTTGACGACGAGGATTTTGATGATGGAAGTCAGAGCCATGGTGTTTTGCCTTTCAGGCGGTTGTTAGCTGCGACAGCGCAGCCGGAAGACCTGCACGCAGGGCTTTAGGCTGGACTGTCATGGAGTAGGCAGCGCGTAGGCTTGGGGGAGCAAGGCTGCAGAGCGCGGCGCGTAGGGAAGGTCTGCCATGGTGGGCAACGGAAGCACGCAAACATCGTTGCGGTGGCGGAAATCGCTGGCGACATAACCGAGCACTGCGCCGGTTACGGCATACAGGACGAGAGCCAGACAAATTTCGAGGCGGGTCACAGGCCGTACTCCGCACGAAGCTTTATCACCCTGTCGCGGGCCACGCCCAGATCGTTAACGAACTCCGAGCCAAAAGCCTTACCCAGACTCAGGCACAGCGCACGGGCTAAATGCCACTCTGCCTCACGCATCGACGCTCTCAACGCCGCCAT